GAACTGAAAGAAAGGTTTAAACCAGCTCACGTTCATGTTTGGCATGGTGATATTATTGATGTTGGTAATGATAACTTTTATACTGTACCATGGGAAGTTGAAGCACGTGACATGGAGCAAGAGTTGTTTCTTTTATTTGAAGATAGGATGGGTGACAAATGGCAACAGAACTTAATATTGTAGAACCTGAACCACAATCAGATGATGTTGGATTCAGTCTAGGTGAAACTTCTAATGGTGTCGAAATAGACGAATTGTCAAAAGATGCTATGGGTGGTACTGAGATGATGAAGTACGGTCTATATGATCGACTTCCAAGTGACATTAAAGATGAAGTGCAAATAATATGCTCTCGAGTAAGAAAAGTAGACACTGATCGTCCGTCAATATTGTGGCTCCATGATCTGTTTAACGATCCAGAGGCGGTTCACCTCAGAGAAGAAGAATCCCGCAACAGATTTGCAAAATTAGTATTTGTGTCTCATTGGCAGTTCAATACATATCATTTGGCTATGGGTATTCCTCATTCTCAATCGGTGGTGTTAAAGAATGCAATAGAACCTATTACAGATATTAAGAAGCCAGATGACGGTACAATTCGTATGATATATCATACGACACCTCACAGAGGATTAGAGTTACTTATACCTGTGGTTGAATGGTTAGAGAAGTTCAACACAAATTTTCATCTTGATGTTTATTCTTCTTTCGAGGCTTATGGATGGCCTCAAAGAGATGAGCCATACAAACAAATCTTTCAGAAGATAATTGATAGTCCTAATATGACTTATCATGGTTATAAACCTAATGATGTTGTAAGAGAAGCGTTGAAGGAAGCACATATATTTGCTTATCCCTGTATATGGCAGGAAACATCGTGTATTGCAGCTATGGAAGCAATGAGTGCAGGATGTGCTATTGTTTGTCCAGAGTATGCTGCACTTCCAGAAACAACAGCAAATTTTGCTTTGACATATCCATGGCACGAAGATATACAAGAACATGCTAATGTATTTGCTAATGCATTAAGTGCCTCTATTGATATGATTCAATCAAAACCCGAATCACTTCAACCAAGATTAAATGCTCAGAAAATGTTTGCAGACTCTTTTTATAGTTGGGATCAACGTGCTAGAGAATGGGAGAACCTTATTCGTGGAATCATTGCAACCAAAGCCTAAGAAATACAGACCTAAACGTCAAATGACTGCAGAACAAAAACAAGCTGCAGTTGATCGTCTTGCTAAAGCTCGAGCTGAAAGACTCAAAAACAATCCTCCAGCTTATAAAAATATACACCCGGACGTGTTAGCACTGCCTGACGATCATCCATGGAGTCATAAAAACGTCAAAAACTGGATTAAAACTTGGAAGACTATCAAAGAAGAACATAGCAGAGCTTTTAGAAGAGGTGATAAAACTGCAGAAGCAAAAAAGATCTCAGCCGTCAGTTATATCAATAACATGGAAACATACTTGAAAACAAATGTATGGCTTGATATGTATTGGGGTGAAGATCGTAATAAAAAAGTAAAACACGTGGCCACTTCTTTGGCTTATTATCACACAGGAAAGAAAGCAGGCCAGACTAAAAGAAGTAATAATACTTTTTACTCTGATTTGGGTTTCACATATAGGTTAGACGAACATGGTAACACTTGACATAAATAATCATATGTCAAATATAATAGAATTTCCCGCCGACCGGTTTGTCGGAGACATCGATGAAATAACTCGAAGAAATAAGCTTGCGGAAGAAGAGAATAGAGAGCATTCGAGTGAAGGTTATAGATATAAACGTGCTATCGTTGAACAAACATTGGATGTAGCCCAAAACGAACTGTTAAATTATATGCACAAACAGGGTTTCAGCGTTGATGAATATGAGTTTGTTGAAAACTTCAGTTTTGCCATGGAATGTTTAAGATCTTGTTTATTAGGTGATATAGGTATTGAACATCCAATACAAAAAGTAAAGCCTAGCCTTGAAAAACTATTGGATGAATTAGACATACCAGATAGTTGATTTTTACACAGATCGATGTGATAATGTAATATAATAATAATTGGAGCTATATCATGATCCTTGTTGATTTTAATCAAATAGTCATAGGAAACTTCATGATGCAAGTTGGTACTCATACCAACATTCCCTTGGAAGAAAGGATGTTGCGTCATATGATCCTCAACGCATTAAGATACTACCGAACCAAGTTCACTTCCAACTACGGTGAGCTTGTTATATGCTGTGATAGTAAAAAATATTGGCGTAAAGAGGTTTTTCCTTTTTACAAGGCAGGAAGGAAAAAAGATAGAGAGTCTTCGGGTGTTGATTGGTCAACAATGTTTACTGTTCTTGATAAAGTAAGACAAGAGCTTATAGATACGTTTCCGTACAAAACTTTGATCGTCCAAGGAGCCGAAGCAGATGATATTATAGCTACTGTTGCATCGATAGTGAAAGATGAGAAAGTACTTATACTCTCAAGTGATAAAGATTTCGTACAGCTTCACAAATATGAGAACGTTGAACAATATAGTCCTACACTCAAAAAATTTGTTAGACATCAAGATCCCAAACTTTACTTGAAAGAACATATCATAAAAGGCGACAGAGGGGATGGTATCCCCAACATTGTATCTCCGGACGGTGTATTTGTTGGAGGAGGACGTCAGAAACCAATACGTAAAACATTCATCGATGATTTGGTTAGATATGAGTTAGATGAAATAGCTGATTGTGATCTACTGAAGGATGATGAACAAAAAAAGAAATTGGATGAGAAACAGACAACTCGTAGATCTCGAAATGATTCCGTCTGATCTCCGTGAAGAGATAGAAGACAGCTTTGTCAATTACAATATCAACGATAGAAGTAAACTGTTTAACTATTTTATAGAAAATCAATTGAAAAACCTGATGGAGAATATTAATGAGTTTTAATTTAAGTGTCTACGAAATGTTAGAGAACGTAGACAAAGAGAAAACAAGAAAGAAGAAGATTGAGATGATTAAACAGTATAGTGTTGAAGCCAAAGCTCTCAACATTATTCTCGATTTAACATTTGATGCAGGCTGGAAATGGTTGCTACCTGAGGGCACCCCACCTTACACTCCTTCTCCTAAAGAAGCAGACTTACAGCATGTCCTCAAAGCTGATGCAAGACGTCTTCAGTATTTCGTAAACACACCAGACGGTAACGCTATGAAACCATTGCGTCGTGAAACGATGTTCATTGAGTTACTTGAATCTGTTGATGCTAACGATGCGAAGTTGTTAATTCATATCAAACAAAAAAAGCTACCGTTTAAATCATTAACTAAAAAGTTAATTAAGGAAGCGTTTCCGGTAGAAACTAAAGGTTGGTCATGAGCCATGAGCAGAGCTTTTATTATTGGCAACGGTAAGTCTAGGGAACACTTTGATCTCGAGCAGTTAAGAGAACACGGTACGATCTACGGGTGCAATGCGTTGTATAGGGATTTTGAACCTGACTGGCTAGTTGCAATAGATGATAAGATAACGGAAGAAATTGAGGCCAGTAAATTTCCTAAAGAAAAGTTTATTCATCCAACTTTTGAAGAGCAATTTGAACACCCCGAATTCAACCCATTTACTAGATTAAGATCAAATGCTGGAATGAATGCAATGATCGAAGCACTACGTCATGGTCATAGAGAATTGATCTGCTTTGGTTTTGATTTTGTTATGCAAAACGATCTTGCAACAGACAACGTTTATGATAATACTAATGCTTATGGTCCCGAAACAAAAACCAGTCTTATTGATGGTGTAAGAAGAACTAAGTATCTAGATTGGTTTGCTAGAAAAAATCATGTAGCTCAGTACAGAATCATTCTTCCACGAATAGAAAATTTGAAAGTACATCCTTTTACATCGCCAAATATACGTGGAATGTTCCTCAATGAAGTAATGGATTACCTAAATAAGAATGTATAGGGAGCTTTATGCCAACATACACATTTCACAACAAACAAACTGATGAAGTATGGGACGAATTATGTTCCATATCAGAAAAATCCGCCTTCCTGAAAGCAAACCCACATATTAGGTCAATAATTACCAGCGCACCAAATTTGGTATCGTCTCGGTATACTAGTGGGCCTAAAAACGATGAGGGTTGGAATGAGAACCTAGCGAGAATAGCCGAAGCACATCCTAACAGCGCTCTAGATGACAAGCATGGTTCGAAATCTATTAAGGAATCAAAAAATAGGGATATAATTAAGAAGTGGAGGGCACAAACTGGTCGTTCATAGGAGAAGCTAATGAGTAATCTTGCTGTCGAATATATTGAAGATTATTATAATGTTAAAAATGAAAAAGATCTGTATAAATTCAACAAAAGAAGAAAAAGGAAGAGCCAGGTAAAAAAACAATTGCTACAACTACAACATATAAATCCAATGACGTCTAATCAAGAAGCGGTTTTCACGTCATATAACAAAGGTAATAACATACTTCTTCACGGTGTAGCAGGCACTGGTAAAACCTTTCTTTCCCTTTATCTTGCACTAGACGAATTATTAAACGATAATATAGACAGAAAAGAAAAAGTCGTTATAGTAAGATCAGCAGTACCAACAAGAGACATTGGTTTTCTCCCAGGAAAAGAAACAGAAAAGACAGCAATATATGAACAACCATATAAAGCTATATGTTCAGAAATATTAAACAGAGGTGACGCATACGATATTCTAAAAACAAAAAAACATCATTGAATTCATTACAACTTCATACATAAGAGGTATAACTCTTGACGATGCTATTATAATTGTAGATGAGTGTCAAAATATGACATTTCACGAACTTGATAGTATTATTACAAGAGTTGGTATAAACTCAAAAATTCTATTATGTGGTGATTTCAGACAGACTGATCTCAATAAACCCTATGAAAAATCGGGTATCAAACAATTTATGGACATAACCAATAAAATGTACTATTTTGATAATATCGAGTTTGGATTTGATGATATAGTAAGATCTGCTTTTGTGAAAGAATATATTATGGCTAAAGAAAAATACAATGAAATTCAACCACTACAATCCATATAAGATACCACATCTCACAAGAGTAACAGAAAACGGAAAGCGGTACTATCTTACACCAGAACGTAAGATGTACCCTTCCGTTACCACTGTTGCTGGAATTTTTGCCAAACAAGGAATTGTTGAATGGCGTAAAAGAGTTGGTGAGGAAACAGCAAACAAGATATCTGTTCAGGCATCAGTCAGAGGTACAGCAGTTCACAAGATTTGTGAAGATTACATAAACAATGTGGAGGACTATACACACAAACATATGCCAGCCAACATTGAGTCATTTAACAATATAAAACCGATAATTGACAAAAACATTGATAATGTGATTATGCAAGAGTGTCAGCTGTATTCTGATTATCTGAAAGTAGCTGGTACTGTTGATTGTATAGCTGAGTGGAATAAGAAACTAGCAATCATAGATTTCAAAACATCACGTAAACCTAAAAAACTAGAATGGATTGACAGCTATTTTATGCAGACTTCAGCCTACGCTGTAATGTTTGAAGAACTAACAGGTAGGCCAATCAATAAATTGGTTGTGTTAATAACAGTTGACAACAGCGAACCACAAATCTTTATTCAGAAAAGAGACGATTGGATTTGGAGATTTAAAGATGCA